ATATTCGTGGTGTATCTGAGATAGTTAATTATACATATCCTGTTTTTTATGTATTTAAAGTAACAGAAAATGATTATACAAATACAACGGTAAAACGTTATTTTGTACAAAAAATAAATACACTTGATATTATTGAAGTAAATCAGCAAAATTATGTTAAAATTCCAAATTCATTGTATAAAAAAGTATTTTTAACATGGAAATTAATTGGATTTAAAAATAATGTTTATAAAAATGGAAATATTTACGAATATGGAGTCTATGAACAAAATTTGAATGCAGTAAATATTGCATCACAAACCATAACCAATTTAAATTCGTATATAACAGATTATACTCAGTATGCTCGTTTTATAAATAATTGACGTAGAATGCTGTTTGCTGTAGTTTCATGGAATGACTATTGACAGCCAACAAGATTACGACCAATTTTTCAAGGATAATGGCGACAGCGATGTAATATTGGATTGTATAGGTAAAGATGATCGTTATCATCCTGCTGCGGACACAGCATGTTTATTGCTTGTAAAAAATATAAAAACATATAAATATTATTCATTTTTCATCAATCATCCTGATGGTATCTATCATATTGATAAGAATAAATTAATTAATGATTTTAATAATTTAAATGTTAAAAAGTGGGTATTTGATAAAAAGAAATTTATTCAATTATTGAATATCAATAATTTATTGGATTATAATCTTATTGAATATCTGGAAACTGGAGAGATTAAGGAATATTCCGAATATGATTCTGTTGCACATGTATTTTTACGGCAATCTTTGAGTATGTATAGTGATATAAATTATGTCATACCATTATCAATTCACAATGAAAAATTTGATAAAATGACAGATAGTGTCGCCAACAAACTTCAATCTGTAAAATTAGATCCATGTTTTACCAAACTTAATACATCTACAATTGAAAATCTAACAATTTTGGAATCAAATGGACTTAAAGTTGATGTGCAGTTATTTAATCAATTTTTTGGAGAAAAAAAGTTAAAAATTAAAAATGATTTTGTATATACTCAATACAATTTGTTTACGTCAACTGGAAGACCCAGTAATAGGTTTGGTGGCATCAACTATGCTGCTTTGAAAAAAGACAATGGATGCCGTTCTTGTTTTATTAGTAGATATGGTAAACAAGGAAAATTATTCATGATAGATTATACCGCATATCATCCTCATTTAATTGCGGAGCTTGTAAATTATCAATTACCTGATAATACATATGAATATTTGGGAAAATATTATTTTAATAAAACTGAATTGACGGATGAGGAAATAAAAGCGGCAAAAAATCTTACGTTTCAACTAATGTATGGTAATGTTAAAGATGAATATAAAAATATACCATATTTTGTAAAAATTCAAAATTATATTACAAATCGATGGGATTATTTTAAAACCTATGGATATATTGAAACTCCAATTTATAAACGACAAATAACAAGTAATAATATACAAGAACCAAACTCAACAAAATTATTCAATTATATATTGCAGGCGTCAGAAACAGAATATAATATGGAAATGTTGACTCTTGTAAATACATATCTACAAATGTATAATAAATTGACAAAACCAATTTTATATACATATGACAGTGTATTGTTTGATATGTATGCGAATGATGGAATTGATACATTAAAACAAATTAAAAAATTAATGGCGGCAGGAGGAAGATTTCCAGTCAAATGTTATGTGGGAGATAATTATAATGAAATGTCTGTAATAAGTATATAATAATCAATTTTTGTATTATATTTATATGAAATGAATAAAATATATACAAAAGTTTTGGACTATGTTGCTATTGACCCAAGATTAGATTCGGGTATATTTGATATTGCAAATAATGAACATTTGGCAATTTATCGTGAATATTTGATAAAAGAAGGAATTTCTGAAGAACAGGCAATTGTTATCAGCAATATTTTAGCAGAGGCAGGACGTTTTCCAGAAAGACAAGCATATAATAAAGACGGTCTTCTCGTTACATTTCCATCTCCAGAACATAAACAACGTGCATTGTCACGTGGAACTCACTTTGAGGAAAATCCAAAAAAATCTCAAGTAAATATTTTTGGAACTCCACAGCCTGCACAAGCACAACCAGCACAACAGGCACCAACACCACCAACTACAACACAGCCGGCACAAGCACCAGCACAATCTACCGAACCATCATCTATTGATACACGTACTGCACAAGAAAAAATGGATGATGCACAAGCTATTGAAAAAATGTTAAAGGCTGAAACTGTTGTATATACGCTTAAAGAAGCATTAAATTTTGGTTTTTATCAAAAAGACAATGTATGGTATAATACAGAGGGAAAACGTATTGGTCGTTTGTGGTATGTAGATAATAAGGCGCAACAATTTATAATACCATGATAAATAAGGAAAAACAACTTCTTTGTACATTTTCCAATTCTCAAAATATAAATGAATTAATTGAGAAAATAAATTCATTTTATATTGTAATAGAGAAAAAATTTTTTATTTTTTGCAATACAAAAAATATCACAGAATATTATATTACGTATAATGTAGATATTCGAAATGAGTTGCCAAAAAAATTTACAAATACAATTTCAATTCATCGCAAAAAAAATTATAATGTTTTATATACATTGAATGGAATGAATAAGTTGATAACTGAAGAAAACAATGGTGTTTTCGATAAAACGTTTCAATTAAATTGGGATCTTTATAGAAATTCTTTGATTTTGACAAATGATGTTGGTATAAAGATAATTCCTTTGACTCTTGTAGATATTATAAAGTGACAGTGTTTTTTATATTCCGTAGTTATTTTTTATACGAAAAAAATTCTTGAGTTTTTCATGTAATCGTTTATAGTTATACGTGTATTAAATGAGCGTATGATTCGTGTGAATTGTATGAGCATTGTATACATACTTAGTAATTAACAATTAAACAATTAAAAATTATGGCATTAGACCCATCAAGAATTAAAAAGCAAATTAACGCTGTTTCAGTAAAGAATAACAAAAAAGTTTTGTTATGGACTCCAAAAGGAAAACATGTTGTTCGTATCGTACCTTATAAGTTTGATCCTACCGGATATTCTTTTATCGAACTTAAGTTTCACTATAACATTAAAGATGAAAATGGACGTATTCGCAGTTATTTGAGTCCTGATAGCTTCAATCGTCCCGATCCTATCGTTGAATGGAGCAATCGCATGAAGCGTGCAGGTGGTGATGACTGGAAGCTCGGTCGTCAATGGGAAGCAAAATCTCGTACATACGTTCCCATTATTGTTCGAGGCGAAGAAGATTTAGGTGTCCGTTTTTGGGGATTCGGTGCTCAAGTATTCAAGGAATTGCTTCGTATTGTTGACAATCCAGAATACGGCGATATCACTGATTTGGAAAAGGGAACCGATATTGAAATTGTGTTCAAGGATAAAACCGAAACTGCAACTAAATTACCTGAGACAAAAATTACTCCAAAGCGAAATTCAAGTCCAGCAATTGATGCTGCGCGCAAGCACATTTTGGAAAATCAAGTTGATATTTTAACTTTGTTTCCAGAACCAACTTATGATGAATTGAAGGAAGTATGCATGAAGTATATCATGCCTCATGAAGATATCACAGAAAGTGGCACGGTAAATAGTGTCACCGACGAAGAAGCTGTTGATCCTGTATCTCCATCTGCGGCTGCAAGTCAAGACAACGCCGACGAGGATTTGGATGAATTATTCGGAAAGAAATAAATAAAATTGCAAAATGAAGGATGGTGATGTAAAATATCACCATCCTTTTTTTTGGATTTAAAACTTGTCCTTAAAAATTAATTATTATATAAAATATGAAAAAGAAATCAGGAACACATATCAATGCAGAAACAGAAACAGCAAAAGATAATTTATTGGAACGATTAGCCGATGAATTAAATAAATCAAATAAAGATGGCGGTAAAGTAGCTTATTTTTTGGATGAACATGAAGACCCATCCAATGTAAGTGAATGGATAAGCACCGGATCAAGTATTCTGGATTTGGCAATCAGCAATAAACCTGACGGCGGTTTGCCTGTTGGGCGTATTGTTGAATTGACAGGGTTGGAAGGAACCGGAAAGAGTTTGGTTAGTGCTCATATTGTTGCGGATACACAAAGAAAAGGTGGAAAGGCAATTTATATTGACACTGAAAATGCAGCAGCACCAGAATTTTGGAAAAGTTTGGGTGTTGATTTGGCGAAAAATAAATTAATGTATACGCAGGCGGAAACAGTTGAAGAAATTTTTGATCGAATTGAAAAAGCAATTGCATACATTCGAAAAGAATTTCCAAACATGTTGTTGACAATTATTGTTGATAGTGTCGCAGCAGCATCTACAAAGGCTGAATTGGAAAGTGATCATGGTAAAGATGGTTATGCAACCGGCAAAGCTATTATTATCAGTAAAGCAATGCGTAAGATTACCAATATGATTGGTCGTCAAAAAGTATTGATAGTATTTACTAATCAATTGAGAATCAACATTAATGCAATGGCATTCGGTGATAAATATGTTGTTTCAGGCGGAAAATCACTGGCATATCATTGTTCTGTCCGTGTACGTTTGAACAATACAGGAAAATTAAAGAAAGGCGAAGAAGTTATTGGAAATCAATGCAAAGCAGTAGTTATTAAAAACCGAATGGGACCACCACAACGTCAGGCTGAATTTGATATTTATTTTGACAGTGGTATTGCAGATTATGCAAGTTGGTTGAAAGTATTGAAAGATTATAACTTTGTCAAACCAGCAGGCAGCGCAGGATTGAAATATATTGCAAATGATGGTACTGAAGTAGTATTTTCAAGCAAGGATTTTGTAACAGTGCTGTCTGAAAAACCGGAATTAAAATCTGAAATATATAAAAAGATTTGTGATTCTGTAATTATGAAATATAAAGATCCTAATAGTAAAATTGAAGCAGATGCCATTGTAAGCACTGAAGAAGAAGCAGGAGAATCAGTAGAAAACGAATAAAATATGGAAAACAATCTATCTAGTAGTGCTCAAAAAAGAGCGTTTAATATGTTTCAAAATATAATTGATGAAGGCAAACCTTCTGAACGAACATTTAATAGTGACATATTATTGGTAGATGGATTGAATACATTTTTTAGGGCATTTATGGCTGTTCCAAGCCTTAACGACAATGGACTGCATGTAGGTGGCATAGCCGGTTTTTTACAAAGTATCGGCTATGCCATTAAAACGCTAAATCCAACCCGTGTCATAATTGTATTTGACGGCAATGGCGGCAGCATGAAACGCAGAAAAATATATCCAGAATACAAGGCAAAGCGAGTAACAAAACTCAGATATAATCGTAGTTATGAAGAATTAACAGATGCAGGACAAGAAGATAGAAATATTCAAACTCAATTGATGCGTATTGTCGATTATTTGAATACATTACCTGTGACAACTATAAGTGTCGATCATGTTGAGGCGGACGATACAATAGCATATTTAGCGCAGGATTATTTCAAGGATAGCAATAAAGTTTATATCATGAGTAGTGATAAAGATTTTTTGCAATTGGTTAATGATAAAATATATGTGTGGAGTCCTACAAAAAAACGAATGTATGGATGCGCCGAAATTTTAACGGAATATGGTATAAGTTGCGAAAATTTTATAAATTATCGAATTTTGACCGGCGATGAAAGCGATAATATTGATGGAATCCATGGTAGTGGGTTAAAAACGGTGTTAAAATGTTTTCCTCAATTAAAAGACCATACAGAATATACATTAAATGATTTGTATGCGTATTCCGAGGCAAATAAAAAGAAATACAAATTATATAATACTATTCTGGAAAATAAATCCATAATGGAAAGAAATCGTGAATTAATGCAATTAAAAAATACACAATTACAATCATTTACACAATTGAGAGTTAATGAGGTTTTAAACAAACCTGTGAATAAAATAAATAGAATAAAATTTGGACAATTGATTAGTGCAGATAGAATGAGTGGAAATTTGCCTGATTATCAATACTGGCTCACCGATGTTTTTGGTCGTGTCAACGGTTATGTTATATAAAAACCCATCCATTAAAAAATGTTGGTGCAGGACTTTTTTTAAGATAAGGTGATAGACCGTAAAGAGAACAACAGGATATAAAAAACAAATATGAAACGAGTAATTGATAGTTTAAATAAATTCGGGTTGGATTTCCAACTCAAGTGCATTAGTTCCTTGGTAAGCGACAAGCCTTTCATGGAACGCATCAGCGATATAGTTGATGCAACATCATTTGAGCGAGACGACCATCAATGGATTGTAAAACAAGCAGTCAAGTACTACATGGAATACAAGGAGCTTCCAACTGCTGAAGTGTTTAAAATAACAATGGATAAGCTCATTGATGATGAATCTGTAAAAAAGACAATTGGTGATCAATTACGAATTATATTTCAGAAAATCACAGACAGTGATATTAAATTTATTAAAGAGCAATTCTTGGAATTTTGCAAGAATCAAAAGTTGAAGAATGCAATTTGGGAAAGTAGTGATTTGTTGGAAGGCTGTCATTATGATAAAATCAAGGTATTAATTGATAATGCCATGAAAGCCGGCATGGAACGAAATATCGGTCACAATTATATGACTGATGTTGAGACTCGTATGAGTGTAATGGCAAGAAATACCGTGCGAACAAATTGGCAGGTGATTGATACAATCATGGACGGTGGATTGGCTCCCGGTGAATTAGGAATTGTCACTGCATGTGCAGGAGCGGGAAAAAGTTGGGTATTGGCTCGTTTGGGTGCGGAAGCAATGAAACAAGGAAAAAATGTATTGCATTTTACATTGGAATTGAATGAAAATTATGTTGGTCTGCGTTATGATGCGTGTTTCACTGGTATTGATTTTCAAAATATTCGAAATAACATAACGCTTGTAAAAGATGCAATTTCAAAAGTTCCCGGAAAGTTGATCATCAAATATTTTCCGCTAAAGACTGTGAGCGCGCATTCTTTGAAGGTTCATACTGAACGAATCCAAACATTGGGAACAAAAATTGATTTAATTATTGTTGACTATGCGGATATTTTGCGTCCTTTTACATCTGATAAAAATGCAAACAGTTACAGTGAAGCCGGCGGCATTTATGAAGAATTACGCAGCATTTCCGGTGAATTGCAAATTCCAATTTGGAGCGCAAGTCAAAGTAACCGCGCCGGCATGGAAGAAGATATTCTTACTGCATTCAACATTAGCGACAGTTATCGTAAAATTATGACAGCGGATTTTATCATGTCTGTTTCACGCAAGACACAAGACAAATTGAGTCATACTGCTCGATATCATATTATTAAAAATCGATTTGGACCAGACGGTATGACATTTCCAGCAAGAATGAACACAGGCTGTGGAAATATTCAACTATTTGATGAAAATAGTCATGATGGAGTCAAACTTGCCGGTGAAATGGCTCAGGGAGAAAATGCGATGAACAAGCAATTTCTTAAAAAATCTGCAAATAAATGGAAACAATATATGGGAGACGACGATAACGGAGATGTCTAACTATATATAGTTTATTTTCAAAAATTCAAAAAATATTTTCAATTAAGAAAATATTTTTTGCATATGTATAATTTTAGTTTATAATTATTTCACACACGTTTTAGAAAAAAGATATAAAAATTTATGAGTATTAATAGTAATATTATT